CAAATATCCAAGAATTCACCTGTTACAGCATTCCGTCTAGTGGCCTCAAAATCTGTTAGCAGTGTGTCACAAATTACGCAATGAATTTTCCGTCCCTACCTTTCAATTCGAGTTGAACAACCCCACCTAGGTGTAGGTATTGGTTTTTAAAGATAGCCCCTTCTAGGCCCCTTAAAATCGTTTTAAATAGCATTTTAAACACTGGTGAACCATCCAATGACTACACCAATGCCAATCAAGCCACCAGCAATGACCAAGATTTCAGATAGTGAAAAGATAATCATAGCAGAGCCTCCAATTCAAAAGGGTTTACAGGTTTACGCAATGGGACACCATTGACGACAGGGAAAGGCCAGTTTTTAGGTTTTAAATCTTTAGTTTCAATCATTGGTTGTTATTCCATGTAAAATGAATGGATGTCTGTTTCAAAATCATAAGAAACTAAAATTTCGTTATGTTTGAAATTATCCCCTAGCTCATCCACTAAATATGCGAAGTCTGTGACACTTCCGAAAAGAGTATCAATTAAATCTTCGTTTGTACAGTTTCCAAGATATTGATTTTGCATAGTCAATCCTCCAAATTAGTTAAATAGTAGTCTTCAACTTCAAACAACAAATCTTCAAGCTTTTCCAGCTTAGGTGTGATCTTCACATTGTTCTCAGCCAATACCGCATACGTGGCATTGATTAGCGCTTGCAAGGTCACAGGATTGACCTCAATAGGATTACTGATAGTCATGGTCACTATCCTTTTCAAATTGTTCTAGGATGTCTTTTAAGACCTCTTCGCTTAACAGTTCGTGTATATCCTGTCCTTTGTGATAGACAGCCTCAATATATACACCATCCTGAATTGTGTAGTGGTTTCCTTGGGCATCAAAGCAATCCTTTTCTTCAGGTTCAATGATGCAATTAAGGGTGATTTTGTGGTAGTTGTATTCGTAGTCCATGTTAAGCCTCCTCGATATATTCGCCCTGTGTGATCTCTTGAGCTATCCATTCAGCACAGAACCACACAACAGCGTTCATGAAGCGCACAGCATCTCCTAAATCATCAGTGACATATTCAGGCCATGAGCCAACAGCATCTTTGTATTCGTTCAGAATATCGTGCAGAGCCTCTTGGTGCTCTTTATAGACCGCTTCGGTCTCTTTGTAGTAGATCAAGCCAGCAACACCACCAGCACAGCCGTGGTTTGCCATATCAGCCAGTGTGTTGTGTTCGTATTCGTCAATCAGCCATTGTTTGAAAGTGTTAGACATGGTTTGTTTCTCCTGTACTAGGTGAGTTATAGACTCCGTCTAGTGTCCTCGACTTCGTCTGCGGGTTGATGATGTTTGAGTGTATCAGATTAGATGGTCCAGCTCGTTAGAGCGTAAGCCAGAGTACAATCACTGCAATGAATGTAAGAATGTTAATGACTCGATCGATTACTGTGTAGTTTTTCATGGTGTAGCACTCCTTGGTCAGTTACTAGCTCCGCTAAGTGTCCTCAGCTTTGCTTGCGGGTTGATGATGCTTAGACTATTGCAAGTGCCGTGCCAGCCTATAATTTATACTACTATAAGTACTACATTTATGTGCCATTGTAGTACTGTCTAAGTATTACATTATTATTTTAATACTTACATGGTAATTTCATAGGCACTAAGACAGTGCATGACTTGTAAGTTACTTGTAAGTATGTATCATTGTGGTGCATTGATCCATGTTGGTGCACAGTTAAGGTGCAGATTTGCTTACAACCTTGTAAGGTTTCATCATGTGATAATCTAGGTGTTTACCCTATGTAGTGCTAGGTAGTACTAGGTAGTACAATATAGGTCCTTCATTGTCCCTCACGTCAGTATCTTGTAAGTATTGTAAGCTTTGTAAGACTTGTAAGGTTTGTAAGTATTCTTGTAAGTAAGTACTCACTAACTTCATGGGGGGAGGGGGTAGGGCTTTGGTGTTACTTTTGCTGGAGCCTCTAAACCTTACAAAAAAGTAAAATAAAGAAGGTACTTAATTGGGGACAGATTAGTTACTAAAAAGTAGTTAGTAAATCAAGGACTTATGTAAAGTTAGGGGGAGACCTGTGCACTACGGCTATAACGATGAATGTCTTAGTGGCTATGTGAGGGCTTCATAGTGCCTAAGAAGTGCACACAAGGGACTAAGAAGTTACGAAGTAACTGGAGAAGTTATGGAAGACAATCTGGTCTATATAAATTATTTTAAACAAAGTACTTGACATTTTCTTAAAAATATGCTACGCTTGACCTTATGCGAGCAATGACTGAAAAGAAAAGGCTCCATCAGGAACTCAGGTAAAGTAACTAGGTCGGTAAGACCAACGTAGACAGGCTACGACAAAGCAAGGTAGGAAATACAGGATGTGTCTAGGATGCTAAGACGTTCACTACGGACGTCTAAGTATAAATATTAATAATATATTTACCTAGATTCCTGACTTAAAAGTAAACTTTAAAGTACTTATAGACCCATAGTGCGTCTATAGATAAACCACATCCAATAGAAAGGATAAATGTGGCTAGACCAACAAAGAAGGCTCTTACAGAAGTTAAGACCAAGAATAAGGGTGTCATTGGTAGACCCAAAGGTGATACAGCTATCATCAACGAATATAAAGCTAGGATGCTTAACTCTCCTAAGAGTGCAAGGGTCCTAGAAGCTATTTACGATGCAGCCCTAAATGATGACCATAAGAATCAAGCTGCTGCATGGAAGCTTATTGTGGATCGTATCGTGCCTGTATCAGCATTTGAAGCTACCAAGAATGCTAATGGTACACCTCAGATCAGTATCAATATCTCTGGTCTAAGTAATCCAACAGTTGAAGTACCTGAAGTCATAGAAGCTGACATTACCGACGTAGAGGTAGACGACTGATGGCTGAACTTAATTTCCAACTGCTCAAGTGGCAACAACAGGTATTTAAGGACAACCATCGCTTTAAAGTAGTAGCAGCAGGGCGACGATGTGGTAAGTCTAGGTTGTCTGCTGTAACCTTGCTTATCGAGGCTTTAAACTGTCCTGATGGGTCTGCTGTGATGTACGTAGCGCCTACCCTAGGACAAGCTAGAACGATTATCTGGGACTTGTTACATGAGCTAGGTCGTCCTATCATCAAGTCTAGTCATGTTAACAATTTGGAGATAACCCTTGTCAATGGTAAAAAGATTCTTGTCAGAGGCGCAGATAATCCTGATAGTCTTCGTGGCGTATCTCTCACGTATCTTGTACTTGATGAGTGTGCGTTTATCAAAGTGGACGTATGGGAAAAGATTCTCCGAGCAGCACTGTCCGACAAAAAGGGTAGAGCACTCTTCATCTCAACACCTTCAGGACGTAATTGGTTCTATGATACGTTCAACCTCGGACAACACGAACCTGAAGACGAAAGCTACGACGAAGAGTGGAAAAGCTGGCACTTCACAACCCAAGACAACGAAACAATCGACCCCAAGGAAATCGAAGCAGCCAAAAGGACTCTAAGCTCCTTTGCCTTTAAACAGGAATATCTGTCTTCCTTTGACAATGCAGGTGCTGATCTATTCAAAGAGGAATGGTTAAAGTACTCAGACGAGCCTGAAGGTTCCTACGTCATTGCCATCGACTTAGCTGGCTTTGAAAATGTAGCTAAGAATGCAGGTAGCTCTAAGCGTAAGCTTGATGAAAGCTCTATTGCCATTGTCAAGATTACAGACCAAGGTGATTGGTGGGTAAAGGATATTGTTCATGGACGGTGGGACATTCGTGAAACTGCTGCTAGGATTCTTATGGCTATCCGTGACCATCAGCCCATTGCTGTTGGAATTGAAAGAGGTGCGCTTAGAAATGCTGTGCAGCCATACCTAGAGGACTTGATGCGTAAGAACAATACTTATGCTCATATCCACGATTTGACTCACGGTAATAAGAAGAAGACTGATAGGGTTATTTGGGCCTTACAGGGACGATTTGAGCATGGACGTATCAAGCTCAATAAGAAGGGTGATTTCAAAGAATTCATTGACCAATACCTGATGTTTCCCACTTCAGGGGTGCATGATGACTTGATTGACTCTTTGGCGTATGTGGATCAGCTTGCTATTACCAGCTACATTGCTGACTATGAGCAAGATGAGTATGAAGTAATGGATGACATTATCGGATGGTGATATATTGACAAAAGTACTAATTTGTGATATATTACTTATAACTTTAAATTAAAGGCTATAGATGGCTGAATTTGACAAACCGTTTGAAGAACCTACTGAATCAGATAAAGAGCTGGTTGAGTGGGTTACTGGTCACCTAGACAAGTGGCGTACCTACCGTGATACTAACTTCATGGATGACTGGGAAGAGTACGAGCGTATCTTCCGTGGTGAATGGGCTTCTGAAGACAAGACCCGTGACTCCGAGCGTTCACGTATTGTCTCCCCTGCTACCCAACAAGCTGTAGAGACTCGTCATTCTGAGATCATGGAAGCTGTCTTTGGTCAAGGTGAGTACTTTGACATTGAGGATGACGTCCGTGATCTTAACGGTAATCCTGTTGATGTCCAGATGCTCAAGAATCAGCTCATGGAAGACTTCAAGAAGGATAAGGTCCGTAAGTCTTTTGACGCTGTTGGCTTGATGGCTGAAATCTATGGTTTGGGTATCGGTGAGATTGTCGTTAAAAAGGAAAAAGAATATATTCCTTCTACTCAACCTATCCCCGGTGTACAAGGCCAAGCAGCTATCGGTGTGGTTGAGAAAGACCGTGTAGCTATCAAACTCAATCCTGTCAACCCTAAGAACTTCTTGTGGGACCCTAACGGGGCTACCATCGATGAGTGCATGGGTATTGCCATTGAGAAGCCTGTCTCCTTCCATAAAGTTGTTGAAGGCATTGAAAAAGGCATCTATCGTAAAGTAGAGATCAAGATGGAGTCGTCTGATGATGACTTGGAAGCATCTCTGTACACCGATGAGCACTTTAGCGATGGTCAGTTGATACTGACTACCTACTACGGTTTGGTTCCTCGTGAGTACTTGGAGCAACTGGAGAATGACGGTAAAGAAGTTGTAGACCTCTTCCCTGAAGATTCCGTCATGGATGACTACTCGGACTTGGTTGAAGCAATTATCGTGCTAGCTAATGGTACAACCTTGCTAAAAGCTGAAGCTAATCCTTACATGATGAAGGATCGTCCTGTCTTGAGCTATCAAGCTGACACAGTTCCTAACCGTCTTCCCGGACGAGGTACTGTTGAAAAAGCTTACAACATGCAAAAAGCTATCGATGCTCAGTTGCGTAGCTACATCGATGGTTTGGGCTTGACTAGCGCTCCTATGATGGCTATGGACGCTACCCGTATGCCTCGTGGTTCTAAGTTTGAGGTTAAACCCGGTAAGGCTATCTTGGTCAACGGCAACCCCAACGAGATTCTCACTCCATTTAAATTTGGTAATACTGATGCAAGCAATGCTCAAGCGGCTCAAGAGTTTGAGCGTATGTTGCTACAAGCTACTGGCACTCTCGATAGCAACGGTTTGGTTACTAATGCGGCTCGTGATGCTGGTGGCGCTGGTATGTCTGCGGCTATGGCTGCAATCATCAAGAAGTACCGTCGTACCCTCACGAACTTCCAAGAAGACTTCCTGATCCCTTTCATCAAGAAGGCTGCTTATCGTTTCATGCAGTTTGACCCTGAGCGTTATCCTTCGGTTGACCTTCAGTTCGTGCCTACTGCTACCTTGGGCATTATGGCCCGTGAGTACGAACAAGCTCAGTTGATTGCTCTGTTGCAGACACTCGGCCCTGACACTCCTGTGTTGCCTTTGGTGTTGAAAGGCATTATCCATAACTCAGGCTTGTCTAACAAAGCTGAATTGGAACAAGCACTTCAGCAAATGTCTCAACCTGATCCTAATGCACAAGCTATCCAGCAAATGCAACAACAGTTGGCTCTTGAAGCACAGCAGTCTCAGATCATGTTGGTTCAGACTCAGGCTAAACAGAACGAAGCTGAAGCTACTAAGACAATGATTGAAGCTCAGTTGAAGCCTAAAGAGGTTGAAGCTAAGTTGGCATCGATGCTGACTCAGAATTTACCTAATAATGCTGAACTAGCTTCACAAGAGTTTGACAAACGTGTTAAAATTGCTGAACTGATGCTTAAGGAAGCTGACATCAAGAACAAATCTAAGATTGTTGAGATGCAGATGCACAAAGCTAAGAACGAAATGGGTGGCATGGAGGCTGACTTCCTTGACCAACTCAACGCTAAACTTCAACAGCAAGGCGAATAAACGTGGACATCGAAAAGCTCACAAAGGACGTAATTCTTCAAAACATGACTCCAGAGCAGCAAAAGGCTGTTTTGGATAGTGTTATGGCTTCTGTTCAAGAGAGCAAGAAGGCACGTACTCAGAAAGTTGCTGAGAATGTAGACTTGGTGATGCAAGCTTTGAAGAAAATCGAAGCTAAGATGCTTGATCGAGTCTCTCAAGCTGCGGATAAGGTTGAAACTGTAGCTTCTAAAGTCGATAAAGTTGCTTCTAACATCAAAAACGGTAAAGATGGTAAAGATGGTAGTGACGGTAAAGATGGAAAAAGCATTAAAGGCGATAAAGGAGATCGTGGAGCCGACGGTAAAGACGGAAAAGACGGACGAGATGGCGTCGATGGTGTTTCTGTTGTTGATGCTTTTCTTGATTTCGACAATTCTTTAGTAATTGAGCTTTCCAACGGTAAACAGATCAACGTAGGCGCTGTACTTTCAGACCAAACCGCTGAAAAAGTACAAATTGTTGCCAATGGCGGTGCTGCACAGCCTTTGTTGGACGCTATTGCGGCTCTCCAAGCTGAGATTGATGCTCTAATCCCTTCTCAAACAGGCAATGCAGGTAAATTCCTTACTACTGATGGTTCTGCTTTGTCTTGGGCCTCTGTTGCTGGTGGTTTATCTTATCAAGGTACATGGAATGCCTCCACCAATAGCCCTACTTTGGCTTCTGGCACAGGCACTAACGGATATTATTATGTTGTTGGTACTTCAGGTTCTACTAATCTGGATGGGATAACAGATTGGGTGCTTGGTGACTGGTTGTTGTTCAATGGAACTACATGGCAAAAGCTAGATCAGACTAACTTGGTGACTTCTGTTGCTGGTCGTACTGGCAATGTAACCTTGACTAACGCTGATGTATCAGGTTCTGCTGCTTCTGGAGCTAACTCAGACATTACTTCCTTGTCTGGTATCACAGGGGCTATCGGAACTGCTGATTACGTTGCTTTTGATACCACTTACGCAACTACTTTAGGTGTTGGTCAATTAGGTTGGGATGGAAATAACAACCTTGGTTTGGGTATGTATGGCGGTAACGTCATTCAAAAGATTGGTGAAGATAGTTTTTATTATGTAAAAGCTTCTTCAGCAATCACCAAAGGTCAAGTCTGTATGTTTACAGGCGCTGTAGGTGCTTCTGGTGTAGTTACAGCAGCTCCAGCTACAGGTGTTACCGACGGTCAGTACATTATGGGTATTGCTGCTGAATCTATGGCCTTAAATGGCTTTGGTTTGGTGCAGTGCTTTGGTACTTTAAAGAACGTCAACACTACAGGCTTTACTGATGGTGATATTGTTTACTATGACAGTGGCGTAACAGGCGGTTTTACCAAGACTTTTCCCTCTAGTGGCCCTATCGTAACAGTTGCCGCTGTTGTCAATGGCGGTTCTAGCGGTTCTGGTATTCTTCAGATTCGAGTAACCAATACTCAACGTATTACAGCTTCTACAGGTATTTCAGTCTCTCAAAACGGTACTGGAACAACTGTAACTAACTCTGCTCCAGATCAAACTGTTGTATTGACAGGTGGTACAGGTATCACAACAAGTGGTACTTATCCTAACTTTACGATTACAAACAGTGCTCCTGACCAAACAGTATCTTTGACTGGTTCAGGCACTACCACAGTTACAGGAACCTATCCTAACTTTACTATTAGCAGCTCTGATGCTTACACAGGCACTGTTACTTCTGTATCTGGTACAGCAGGTCGTGTAACATCCACTGGTGGTAATACTCCAGTATTGGATTTAGCTACTACAGCGGTTACAGCGGGTTCTTATACTGCTACTAACATTACTGTTGATGCTTATGGGCGCATTACAGCAGCCTCTAACGGCACTGCTGGAGCTACTTTAAGCAACGACACAAGCACTGCATCTAACTTGTATCCTTTGTTTGCTGCTGCCACATCAGGCACACCTACAACTATTTACACAAGTAATGCAAAATATCTTTACAAACCTAGTACAGGTGAGTTACAATCTAATCATCATGTGAGTACCAATGGTATTCATGTTAACTCACAGACTATCTCTAGCGATTACACGATTGCTACAGGTAACAATGGCTTATCTGCTGGTCCTGTGACAGTTGCCTCTGGTGTGACTGTAACAGTGTCTTCTGGCTCAGTTTGGACGGTGGTTTAATTATGACGGTAACAATCAATGGAACAAGTGGTATCACCTTGCCTTCAGGTAGTTCCGCTGTTGGTACAACTGATTCTCAAACATTAACCAATAAAACTATTGGGTCGGGGTATTCCGGCAGTACAGTTACATCTGGCACTGCTGTTGCATCTACTTCAGGCACAAGCATTGACTTTACGTCTATCCCTTCATGGGCAAAAAGAATTACTTTGATGCTCAATGGGGTTAGCACAAGTGGGTCAACCAACATTCTGTTTCAGCTTGGCAGTGCGGCGAGTGGTATAGAAACCACTGGATATTTGTCTTACTTTGGGTATGTGAACACAACAGTAAACATCGGATCAGCTACCAGTTCGGCTGGTCTTGGAATTTGGCACGGTGGCGCTACTGACGCCCATTACCTTCCTGTCTGCTTTCATTTGGTTTCAGGCAATACATGGATTCAAAGTCATGCGGGCGGTTTTTACAACGGGTCAGCGGTTCACCAGCAAACAGGCGGTGGAACAAAAACATTGGCAGGTACACTTGATCGAATCCGCATCACCACAGCAAACGGCACAGACACATTTGACGCTGGTTCCATCAACATTCTTTACGAGTAAATAATGACAACACGACTAGAAGTAAATGTTCAAACAGGCGAAGTCAAAGAAGTTGCTTTGTCTGCACAAGAAATTTCCCAAGCTGAAGCTCAGTATGCTGATTGGGTGGTTGGTGAAGAACAGCGAAAACAAGAACAAATCACACAGCTTGAAAAGCAGTTGGCTGTATTGAAGGGCCAAGCAACATGACAGTAAATGTGAAAATGACTAATGGTGGCTCAGATAGCGTTAATTTTGTTAACGATGCTGGCACTACATTAGCTCAAGTAAAAGGCTATGACGATGGCTCTAGCAACGGTCATTTAGAGTTTTACACCAATACTTCTGGCACTGTATCTGAAAAGGTGCGTGTACAGAATGGCTTGCATATCCAGCAGGACTCTAGTAGTAATAACCGTCTAGTTTTCCGTGGTCAGCCTTCCTCGTCTTATCGTTGGAACATTGACAATTACGGTTCTAGTAACCAAATGCGTTTCTTCAGAGAAAACGATGCTGATGCTTCTGGTGGATCAGTAATGATGACTATCGACTCCAGCGGTATCGTCACAGGTACTGCTGGCAACTTGATGTTGGTTCGTGGCACTGCGGTTGCGTCTACATCTGGCTCAACAATCGGGTTTACAGGCATTCCCTCTTGGGCAAAGCGTATTACTGTGATGCTTCAAGGCGTTAGCGGTTCTGCTTTGGCAACGCTTTATATGCAAGTTGGAACTTCTGGCGGTTATGTGGCATCTGGCTATTTAGGCCAAGCTATGTATATTCCTTCTACTGCGTCAATTAACGCCAATACATACTGGCCTCTTGAAGGCGCAACTATTGGCGCTGCTGCATTAAGAAGTGGTAACATTGTTTTGACAAATATTACTGGTAATACATGGGTATTGTCAGGTAATCAAGGCAACTCAGGCGATTCGGGATCAAGCGTTTTTAGTGGAAACATTGCCCTTGGAGCAGCTTTAGACAGAGTTCAGATTGGCATAACTTCTGGCACATTTGACGCTGGCAACATCAACATTCTTTATGAGTAAAACCATGCCTACAACTATTGAAGTAAATTTGCAAACTGGTGAAATTGTAGAGCGTGAAATGACTGCTGAAGAAATTTCTGCAATGCCAGCTACACAGCCGGAATCAACAGCATCTTTAGATAATGTTTTACAACAACAACAGGCCATCATCCTTGAGCAGAAAACTGCTCTGGAACAACTCACAGCTCGTATTGAAACACTGGAGTCCAAATAATGTCAGTTAAATACGGTGGTGATAATATCACCTTTGCAGATAACTCAGTTCAATCCACTGCCGCAACAGGGTTTGGCTTCAAGAACCGCATCATCAATGGTGACATGAGGATTGACCAGCGTAATGCGGGGGCTGCTCAAAATGCAATTAACAACGGTGTCTACTTGACTGATCGTTGGGGCTACTACGCAACGCAATCAGGTAAATTCAATGCGCAGCAAAACGCTGGTGGTCTTACTGGTACAAACCTTCCACTTGGTTTTACCAACTACCAAGGAATGACAGTAGCCTCGGCTGTTTCAGTGGGAGCAAGTGATCGTTTTGGTATTTTCCAAGCGATTGAAGGTTTCAATATGGCAGACTTCAACTGGGGGACTGCTAATGCTCAGACTGTTACCCTTTCGTTTTGGGTTAGAAGCTCAATCACAGGAGCGCACTCTGGTTCTGTTACCAACTATGCAGTGACACGCTCGTATCCATTTAGTTTCACGATTTCAAACGCAAATACATGGGAACAGAAAACGGTCACTATTTCTGGGGATACAAGTGGAACTTGGGTGGGAGCGTCAAACGCTGGCGCTTTGTATCTCAACTTTAGTTTGGGCGCTGGTAGTTCTCTGTCTGGTACAGCTAACACATGGGCCTCGGCATCCTACTTTGGCGTAACTGGCGCTGTGTCTGTTGTGGGTACAGGTTCTGCCACCTTCTACATCACAGGCGTTCAACTCGAAAAAGGCTCAACAGCCACATCGTTTGACTACCGCCCGTATGGTACTGAGTTGGCTTTGTGTCAGCGGTATTACCAAGTATTGGCATCGGGTTCAGGAAAGGCAATTGGTATGGGGGCTTTTATCGGAACTACTGATTTTCGGTTGTCCTATGTATTTCCAGTGCAAATGCGATCAGCACCAAGTAGTGTTACTTGTACATCTGGCACAGGGTTCTATCGTTTCTATTGGGGTGGCGGTACTAGCTCTGGCTTTAGTGGGCTGACACTTGATACAGCTTCTCCACAAGCTATTTCTTTTTATTCAAGTGGTGGATTGTCGGGCGTAACTGCTGGTCAATGCGGCTACTGTTTAACTAATGACGCCTCCTCATTCTTGGCAGTTAATTCGGAGCTATAAGTATGTACAAAGTAAAAAGCAATACTGTTGGGCAAACTGTAATTATCAAAATTGACGATGGAACCATTACTTCGTTTTTTGAAGACCCCGCCAACACAGACTACCAAGCCTATTTAAAGTGGCTTGCTGAGGGTAATACACCTGAACCTGCTGACGAACCTTAATTTGCTAACCAAGTACAAAATAGTTAAATATTTTTAATAAATCTCTTGACAAATTAGTACTTTTCTGGTAGCATTTAGGTATTAACATAACAGGACAAGTCAATGACCCCTGAATTACAGAAATTTTACGATAACGCATTCTCCATGATGGCTACCGAAGGGTGGAAGGACCTTATGGAGGATATTGAAAAAGTTTTAAATAGCTACGATAAGCTTTCTTCTGTCACGGAAACGCACTCTCTAGACTTTCGTCGGGGACAGATAGATATCCTAACGTGGTTATTAGGTCTTCGGACCGCATATGAGGAAACTTACGATCAACTCTCACAGGAGTCTAACTAATGTCTAGACGAATGTTTGAGTTTCTTTGTGAGGATAATCATATTTCAGAAGCATTAGTGTCTTCAGATGTACGGGAGATTTCCTGTCGTGCATGTGGTAAAAAAGCAACACGAATTGTTTCTGCTGTGCAGACTAAGCTGGAACCATTTACAGGCGCATTTCCAACAGCTTATGACGCATGGGAACGTAAAAGGACGGAGCATTTCGCCCTTGAGCGTAAAAAGGGAAATACAGAACCCGGACTCACGTAAGGGTGTATTTATTTAAATAACTCCTAGAACCACCGTTACATCGGGGGCAGGAAAGGAAAAGTATGGGTAGTTTTATTGAGATTGATGATGACAATAGTGCTGATGATGGCGAACTCAATGTAGTTGAGCAACTCGTTAAGTCGGAGCCTAAAGTTGAAGAAGTACATGCAGAAGATGTTCCTACGAAATATAAGGGCAAAAGCATTGACGATGTAATTAAGATGCATCAAGAGGCTGAAAAGCTAATTGGTAAACAGGCACAAGAGGTAGGTGAGGTTAGGAAACTAGCTGACGAACTCTTGAAACAGTCATTAAGCAAACCAACTGCTCCTACTGAAGTAGAGCCTGAAATTGACTTCTTTGAAGACCCTAAAAAGGCAGTACAACGGACATTGGAGAGCCATCCTGATGTCTTGGCAGCTAAACAAGCAACACAAGAATTTAAACGTATGCAGATTCAGCAGCGTTTGGCAAGTGAGCATCCTGACTTTCAGCAAGTCGTTCAAGACCCTGATTTTGCGGAGTGGGTAAAACAGTCTCCCGTCCGTGTCGGTTTGTATACCAAAGCTGATAGTGAGTTTGATTTTGACAGCGCAAATGAATTGTTGTCTACTTTTAAAGCCTTGAAACAAGTTAAGCGTCAAGAAGAGGTGAAGCAAGCCAAAGAGGTTACAGAGAAAACTCTGAAATCTGCAACTGTTGATACTGGCGGTACTGGTGAGTCCTCTAAGCGAGTCTACCGACGGGCCGACCTAATCCGGCTTCGTATGACTGACCCTGATCGTTATAACGCTTTGCAAGACGAAATTATGCAAGCTTATGCCGAGGGTCGAGTAAAGTAACTTTTTTTCTAATAATAGCTAATACAAGGAGTATTTAAATGGCTACATATTTTGACGGTTCCAATGCCGTACAAACCTCGAACGTAACTGGTAAGTTTATTCCCGCAGTATGGTCTGATGAGATCGTTGCTGCTTACAAGAAGAACTTGGTCTTGGCTAACTTGGTCAAGAAAATGAACTTCAAAGGTAAGAAGGGTGACACCGTTTACATTCC